CGATTGTCATTCAATCCGAATCATGTTAATCCCATATCGTGATTACATCATTACATATTTCCACACGATTGTCAAATAATCATTTCACGATCAAAATCACGTTCACCCTCAAAATCCGATGGGGGAATAAGGGCTTGGAAAAGGGTGGGAAGACTACTGCAGGAAATGTGTAAGGGTTATTAAATCCACCAAAATGTGGGCAACAGGGTTGCCACAGACCAAGAGGTTGTGGCTGCGGAACTTCGTTCATAAAATGAACGTAGTGGTGGCAACCCACGCGTTAGAATAACTATTCTCGTTAACACCACGATAATAGAATGTAAGGCAAACGCTGGCCACAAAAATGTGGAAATGTTCTCCTACGCCTTTTGTGGTTAATTGCTCCTTGACAACTGGCGGGACATTGTGGTATACTAGCTGTGATACAATGAAAAAGGAGCTTAATTAATGTCTGATCCTATGGAACAACTTGACGTTTTGCTGGACGTGATAAGTGCTGAAGGTAGAGAGTTACCAGAGTTGACGGAACCAACGTCAGCGCCAGAACTTGCGCCAAAGCCACCGAAGTCCAAGTACTGGGGACCGCGTGGGCCTGATGAACGTCGTGTGGAAAAACATTCTAAGCGTACGTATGAAGTAGATGAAATGTGGGAAGTTCATCATGAGATCGTGCGACGCTTAGTGCTTGGCCAGAAACCTAAAAGCATCGCTGATGATCTTGGTGTCTCGACTTCGATGGTTGCGTACACAAGGAATTCGCCCGTTGTTCGCGACCAGCTTGAGATCATGAAGGGTGCTCGTGACGCGGACACAATCGACTTGGCAAAACGCATTCGTGAGGACGCGCCAGAAGCATTAAGGCTACTTGAAGATATTATCTCGGGTGAGGTTGAGGCCACAGTAGGTTTGCGCGCTCGTGAGGCTAACAACATGATGAACCGTGCAGGTTACGCGCCAGTTCAGAACATCAAGGGCGCGATCATTCATGGGCATTATACTTCTGAAGAAATCGATGATATTAAGAAACGTGCAGTTGACAACGGGCTTAAGTCTGGCGTCGTTGTAGACGCAGAAGTTAAGGAGATCGAACAATGATTAACGCCAAAATAATTCGTCTTGAAGAATCTGATTATGGTGCGTTGGGTGTGTTAGTGTTGGATGAAAGAATTCTTGCAATTACTTTGGAACCTGATTCTGCTGACGATGTTAGATTTCAAGTACCATCAGGTGAGTACATGTGCAAACGTTTTCATGGCCAGAAGTGGCCTGACACCTTCGAGATTCCTGTCGAGGGCCACGTTGCGATTCTGTTTCATGCTGGCAACATTGAGAAGCACACACGTGGTTGTGTGATACTTGGTCGTTACGTTGGATACCTCAAGGGTCACCGAGCCGTGCTTAATTCTGGTTGGACGTTTAAGGAGTTTATGAAATACCTGAAGGATGAGGACGAGTTTCATCTTTCAATAATAAACGCTTATGGTAGCGTGAAATTTAAAAAAAAGGAGAATCATTATGATAGGAATATTTCTTCATCTGGCAACACTGTGGAAGTTGTACAAAACCATTCGTGATCGATATACTGAAGTACGTCCAGTTTTCGCTTCGTGGATAACTGACTCAGAAACTAAAATCGATGACAAGGTCATGAAGGTTCTTGACACATTGTTCAGGAAAGCTTAATAACACTTCGTTCATTTAATGAACAAAGTAAACATTTAATGGAGGTGCAAAATGAGATTCGCTACGCAGACAAGTGGGAAGTGCAAAATAACTTGGACGCAGACTTCCTCGAACACTGCAGCTGGACTCACCGCGGCGAACATCAACAATGGTCAGACAGGTGTTGCATTACAGAATGCTGTTGGTGTACTGATCACTAATGAAACTAATGACATCCGTTATACCCTTGATGGAACTGTTCCAACAAGTTCTGCTGGTACAGCTTTTGGTCACGTTATGGCGGCTGGTGCAGGGATTATTCTTGATGATCCTGGACAGATTCAGAACTTCAAGTTTATAAGCAAGACTGCTGGCAGTCATGGAGTTATCCACGCGTCCAGTTTCTTCGCTAAGTTGTAAGGAGGTAATAATGCAAATTATAAATCCAGCTCCAGACAATACTGCTATTGCAGCGATTAAGGTATCTACAGACGCTAACCTTCTTGAAAACGTACATGAAACTAAGATTTTTCCTGCATCTTCTGGGCTTACTTGTACCTTGACTGCTGGAGGTACGAATAACACGTTTGGTGCCTGGACAGCAATATTAGACAATGACTCACCAGCAAATGACTTTTCAGATCTTTCTGCATCGATTTCTACTCACATAAGTGCTGTGGTTATTGAAACAAACTCTGTTAATAACGAACGTTATTGTCTCGAAGTTGCTTATGGCGAAGCGAAAGCCGTGGTAGGCCGATTTTGTATCTATGGTGGTTCTGTGCCTAAACAAGAATCACGTGTTCGAGGCTTGGCAACGCCAATAGGAGAAATAGTATACTATCGCATGATGGCTGAGACTGCCAGTGCTACTTTGACTGTACATATTCGTTATCACGAACACACTTGAGGTGATTATGTCTGACGCTACTATGGTTGTTACAAAGGAGTCCTGGGAAAAAATGCCTGACGACGAGAAAAACTGGCTTATGTTTAATACTATTCAAAGCATGGACAAGCGTATAGTAAAACTTGAGCGTGGAGGTTTGGTAAACAAGACTTTGGCTTTCACTGGTGGGACTATTGGAGGAATCATTTTTTGGGTAGGCACAAAAGTTCTTGGGAGGTAATTTGGAAGCAACACTAAAAGACGATCCGGAAGTAAAAAGCTTAATGGCAGAGTGCTACGCGAGCACGCGTACGAGCGCTAAGATATTATTTCCAGAACGCTTCTGGCTCCCGTTTTCGGCGTTGCACGAAGAGATTTTTAAGATCCTTGACAATGACTCGATTCAACAAGCTGTGATTGCTGCACCACGCGGGTTTGGTAAAACTACTATCGACACGATCGCGCATCCGGCTAAACGTATTTTGTTCCGTGAGAAGAAGTTCATCGTCCCAATTAGTGCCACAGCTACTAAGGCTGTTATGGATGGGGAAAACTTGAAGCGCGAACTTATGACTAACACTGTGGTCAAGAAGTTGTTTGGCCCGACAAAGTCGGACGCATTTTCGAAGGAACAATGGATTACGCAATCTGGCACGATGGTTATGCCACGTGGTGCAGGCCAGCAGATTCGTGGAATCTTATTTGACAAGTATCGACCCGACTTAATAATCGGTGACGACATCGAAGATCCCGAAGCAGTACGTAACGAAGAACTTCGGGCGAACCTCAAGGAATGGTGGTTTTCTGATGTTTGTAACTCGATCAACCGTGCGCGGAAGGACTGGAAGATCATTATCGTGGGCACGATTCTGCACGAAGATTCGCTGCTCCAAAACTTGCTCGATGATCCTGATTGGCATGGAGTGCGTTTGGAGCTTTGCGATGATAATCTTCATTCTTTGTGGCCTGGTTTTATGTCAGATGCTGAAGTTAAGAAGCTCTATGATTCTCACAAACGTCGTGGGCAGCTCGATGTGTTTTATCGTGAATATCGAAACCTGCCAGTTTCTACTGAGGATGCAACGTTCAAGCAGGAATATTTTAAATCTTATTCAGAAACAGACGAGGAGTTTTCTAAGATCAAACATCAACTGGAGAATGTCGTATTAGTTGATCCAGCGAAAACAGCTAAAATGCACTCGGCTGAGAGCGCGATCGTGTGTGTAGGAATTGATCGCAAAAGTGCACGATTGTATGTGCGTGAGATTATTTCTGGAAGACTTTATCCTGACGAGCTTTATAATGAAATGTTTCAGATGTGCGCTCGTCATAAAGTTCGCGTGTTTGGAGTTGAGGTCACGTCGCTAAACGAATTTATTGTTCAACCGATTAAGAACGAGATGATGAAACGTGGCCAGATGATGGAGTTGATCGAGCTTAAGGCTCGTGGTCAAGTTGGTCGTGCTGGCAAGGGTAAGGAAGATCGTATTGCTGCGTTGGTTCCTTATTATCGCCAAGGATACATTTTTCATAACGACACATGTTGTTCGGGGCTTGAAGCTCAACTGTTAAGTTTTCCACGTTCCAAACTATGGGACATCATGGATGCGTTTGCGTACATCGTCGAGATGCTTGAGATTGGTGGACGTTATTTCGAGCCTCCAGAATTCGACGATCCCGAGGACGAGTACAAGGAACTGTATGATGAGTGCGAGCCACCACTTAACGACTGGATGCTTGTGTAACTATGTTCATAATATGAACAAAGTGATTAATAAAGGTTACTTATGGCAATTAAAAAAGTTTACATAGGTTCAGTAGGACCATTCTTGTTTGATGATGCTGCTGGTGTAAATGATGTTGATGGAGACTTTGCTGGACAGACTCAACAGGCCGTGTTAACTGATGGTGCGATAAGTGCAGATGCTGCTATAGGACTTTTTGACAGCGATCAATCTAACATTCTCAATCTTGTTTGGAATGAGGACGACACTGCTGACAGAGTGTTGAATCTTCTTGTTGATGGTGGTGATCGTTCTCTTACTGTGGATGAAGACGCGGCGTTAACTGATTACACTGCCAATGCTGACACTGATGTTTCTACATGTTCGTGGGTGACAGATGAAGATGACATGGTGTCAGATCTTGATACCAAGGTTCCAACTGAGCAATCAGTTAAGAAATACGTAGATGATCTTATAGCAAGTTTTGATGAAGTTGCTGCTTGGCTTGATGACGTTACACTTGGTAGTGATGGGTTGACGTCGGTGCCAGAAGTTGTTCTTGTCCCACGTGCGGCAGCGTTGAGTGTTACTCAGGGTGGGATGTATTATAGTAATGTAGATGATTCGATCTATGTATGTACGTCAGACGCATAATAAAAGGGAGGTTTTAAAATGGCAGTAACGTGGAAGAAGTTGGCTTATGAAGATGATGTTGTGGAAAATTCTCTGTTCGATGCAGATACCTTTCTCTATGCAACGAACAATGATACTCCGGTGGCTACTTCGCCTGCTAATGTTATGGCTGCTTTGAGTGGTCATGCAGCCGCAGCTTTTAGCTTTAATTCCCAGGATTTAACAGGAATAACAGATCTCAATATTGACGCTTTTGCTGCCCTCCCCTCCGATGAACACCTTGTAGGCTACTGGGCATTTGACGATGGAAGTGGGAGTGTTGCTGTTGATGGCTCAGGCAATGGGAATGACGGAACTCTTGTC